GATATTCACAATGCAATCTTCACGGGTAAAGATGAAGAGCGGATATTGAAAGAGTTTGCCGATTATGCTAAGATTGATGCTGAAGTTCTTTCACAATACATTCAAAGGAAATATTTTTAATGAATAATTACATTAATCATGCTATGCGTGAATTTAGGGCGGCTGGTTGGACCAATGAAGATGGATCGTTCAAAGATGAAATGCAAGAAGCCATTTGCAATCACGTTTTGAAACTACTTGACGTTTTTGCAGGTGAAGGGCATTCGGGTAGTTCAGCACCATATGCCATCAATCTCTTTGAAAAGTTGGCGAATTAGAACGTGAAAACCCGTGAACAAATTATCACAGATATGTGTTACACAAGTCGGCATGATTATGGGCTAGTAAAATATCCAGATCCTGGTGGTTATACTTTTCCTGGGTTATCATCAGGAATGACTGATGATGAGCGTAAAGTTTTGTGGAATGAGATGGCACAAATTTTTGATAATTGTATTGCTCCTCATATGGAATTTAAAGAATGAAACCACTTTACAAATCAGTAATTATTGATCATTTTGGAGTCGAATGATGGGTACTAATTATTATGTGGCTACTAACCATTGCGAATGTTGTGACCGTTACGATGAGGAATATCATATCGGAAAGTCCTCATATGGTTGGGCATTCTCTTTTCGTGGGTATCGTCCCGAGCGTCTGGTGTCTTGGAAACAATGGAAAGAGTTTCTAAAAGACAAGATCATCATGGATGAGTATCGAGAACGAATTGACTACGATTGGTTTGTGCAATTCATCGAGAAAGAAAAAGCACCAGGGTTTGTCAATCCTACTGGGCGAAAGAATCTCATTCATAATGATGAAGGGCGAGCCTCTAATTGGTTTAGCCCAGAGTATGACTGGGATGATGAGGATGGTTATTCTTTTAGTTCAAGGGAGTTTAGTTAAATGAACAACATTGAAAAGCTTGATGAGTTTTATGATTGGATGAAACGCATTATCGAAACTAATGACCTATATAAACAACAAGATCGCCCGACATATATTGTTTGTGGGCATTATGATGAATATCGAACTCTTGGTTATATGAATCCTCAAGTTCGCATGAATTATCGTTTTGTATACGGTGTTGATGATCTAAGAGGTACTAGTAATCCAAAAGTTCAATTTGTTGGTAATTGGGTTCGCCGCAAAGACATTGAAGATATTGTTATGCAAGTTAAAATTGCAACGAGGTAATTATGAGAACAAGTATTGATTCAACGGGTGCAGTTATGATTTCAATTCTAACAGCAATTTGCGGATTGTTTGCTGGGCTGTTTATTGGATATGTCTCCGCGCATAACATGATTGCAACAGAGTGTGAAAAGTTAAACGGGTTTTATGTGGGCAACAAAACTTTTATTTGTGATTCGAAATGAAACTATCTCCGTTTGAAGCTGAACTAATTGAGCGTATCAAAAAACTAGAAGAGAAAGTAGAAATGCTCAGGCAAAAACAACCTTTCCATTCTACAGACAGCAATCATTGTAAAGTTTGTGGGATTAGTTGGGGAGAGTCATCGGGATATGTTTGTTATAGAAGCACATGCCCCTCCAAAATCACAACTTATTAAGCACATTGGTTGACAACAAGCATACATAAACCTATAATGATGACATTCGCGGGTGTGATGAAATTGGTAGTACATAGCAGACTTAAAATCTGCCGCCGCAAGGCGTGCCGGTTCGAATCCGGCCACCCGCACCAAATCGGGCCTGTAGTTTAATTGGTAAAACACGCGACTCATAATCGCTGAGAGTGTCGGATCGTACCCGACTGGGCCCACCACTTGAAAGGTTTCCATGTCAAAATTTTATACTAGTGTTATTCAGTACGGTAACAAGGTACTAGTCAGATCAGTTGACAATGGATATCTCCTGCAGCACAAAGATGCATTTAAACCTAATCTTTTTGTAAAGACTCAGAAGAAGTCAAACTATAAGTCACTTTTTGGTGACAATCTGGATGCAATCTCTTTCGGAGATATCAATGAAGCAAAGGACTTCGTAAAGCAGTACAGCGAAGTAGACAACTTTGCAATCTTCGGCAACAAAAACTTTGCCTATCAATATATCACAGAAAACTATCCTGATGAGATACAGTTTGATATCTCGCAGATGGTCATCTATTCAATCGACATTGAAACTTCTGCAGATAATGGATTCCCGGATGTCACTAATCCCGTGGAGTCTGTTTTGCTTATTACGATTCAAGATTACGTCAGCAAAGACATCATAACTTTTGGCTGCAATGCATTTGAGAAAAAGCAACCCAACCACACATATGTTCTTTGTCGTGATGAGTATGATCTTTTCAGCAAGTTCATTGCATTCTTTCAGCAAAGGTATCCTCATATAATCACAGGATGGAACTGTGAGATATTTGACATTCCATATTTGCTCAAACGAATGGAACGTGTCATGGGTCCCGAGGCATCTAGAAAGCTGTCTCCCTGGGGGGTTATCAATGACCGATCATTTGAACGTATGGGAAAGGTTGTTATCGCCTTCGACATTCTAGGTGTATCAATTCTTGACTATATTGAACTGTACAAGAAGTTTACTTATAGTGCCCAGGAGTCATACAAACTTGACTACATTGCTAAGGTTGAACTAAGAAAGCAAAAACTCACTCATGAGTATGATTCTTTTCGCGAATTTTACCGCAATGACTGGCAACGCTTTGTAGAATACAACGTGGTTGACGTTGAACTAGTTGACCAGCTTGAAGATAAGATGCGATTGATTGAACTCATCATTACGATGGCATACGATGCGAAGTGTAACTACAATGATGTGTTTTCGTCAGTAAGGACATGGGATTGTATTATCTACAACCACCTACGTAAAAAGAACATCATCGTCCATCAGCGTGACGAGTCAAGGCGAGGTCGTCAAATCATTGGAGCATTCGTAAAAGAACCTGCTCCCGGAAAGTATGATTGGGTTGTGTCATTCGATGCAACATCTCTATATCCATCAATCATTATGCAGTACAACATGTCTCCCGAGACAATGATTGAAGGAAAAATCTTTGATACAACTATCGAAGGTATAGTCAATCATGCGTTTGATCTTCCTCTTGATGAATACACTATGGCTGCTAATGGTCACTTCTACAGTCGTGACCATCAAGGATTATTTCCTGAAATTGTTCAGAAGTTATTTGATGACAGGCAGCGATACAAGAAAGAGATGATTGCTGCACAGAAGAAGTATGAGGAAACTAAAGACAAGAGGTATCAGAAAGACATCTCGAAGTATAACAACTTTCAGATGGCTAGAAAGATTCAGTTGAACTCGCTGTTCGGAGCTCTAGCAAACGAGCACTTTCGGTTCTACGATGATCGTATTGCTGAAGGTATCACTATTACAGGTCAATACATAATTCAACGAGTTGGAAAAGCATTAAACGAATACCTTAACAAAGTTTGTGAGACAACGAATTATGACTATTCTTTTTATAGCGATACTGATAGCTGTTATATTACGCTTGACCCGCTTGTAAAGAAGTTTTACAAGGACCTGCCTAAAGATAAGGTCATTGATGTTCTGAACAAGATTTGTGAAGATAAGATTGTTAAGGTAATCAATGCATCATGTGAAAGCATGGCGGCGTACACCAATGCCTTTGAACGTAAGATTGTATTCAAGCGAGAAACAATCAGCGATAGTGGCATCTGGGTTGCGAAGAAACGCTATGCTCTTAATGTGTTTGACAATGAAGGGGTGCGATACAAAGAACCCAAACTCAAAGTCATGGGCCTTGAAATCGTCAAGTCATCTACACCCGAACCTGTTCGCGAAGCATTGCGTGAAGCAGTTCGTCTTGCGCTTACAAAGACACAAGGAGAAGTGCAACGATACATTGAGGAAGTTGAAGCAAACTTTAAGAAACTTAAACCTCATGAGATTGCATTCCCGCGAGGTGTAAAGGGTTTGCAAAAGTACACCGACAATGCAAAGATTTACAAGATTGCTACACCCATGCATGTGCGAGGATCTTTGCTATACAACTTTCACATTAAGAAGAAAAATCTTGATAAAAAGTATGAGTTGATTCAAGAAGGTGACAAGATCAAGTTTCTGTATCTGAAGGAACCAAACCCCATAGGTGAAAATTGTGTCGCCTTTGTTAGTGAACTTCCTAAGGAACTTGAATTGACAAAGTACGTTGATTATCCTACAATGTTTGAGAAAACATTTATTGAACCGCTTTCAGCAATCTTGGGGTGTATGGGGTGGAGTGCTAAACCTCAAGCATCATTAGAAGATCTTTTTGCATAGGAAATGATATGTCACTACTAGAAAAACTTAAAAAGAATAGCACGATCAAAGAGACTGCTATTCTCAAGGAATCAAAATTCTTCAACAAGAAGGATATGATTCAAACCCCTGTACCTATTCTGAATGTTGCATTGTCAGGTAGTTTAACGGGGGGGTTGACACCAGGCCTGACTGTTTTTGCGGGTCCCTCAAAACACTTCAAGACGGCTTTTGCTTTGATGCTTGCAAAGTCATATCTTGACAAGTATCAAGATGCAGTTGTTTTGTTCTATGATTCTGAGTTTGGTAGTCCTCAGTCATACTTTGATTCGTTTGGCATTGATACTGAGCGTGTTGTTCACACGCCAATTACTGATGTTGAACAATTGAAACATGATTCAATGGCACAGCTAGCAAATATTCAACGAGGTGACCATATTATCATTATCGTTGATTCGGTCGGCAACCTGGCATCAAAGAAAGAGGTTGAAGATGCACTTGAAGGAAAGTCTGTTGCTGATATGTCTAGGGCAAAGCAACTTAAGTCATTGTTTCGTATGGTCACCCCCCACTTGACCATAAAAGACATTCCTATGATTGTAGTCAATCACACCTACAAAGAAATTGGATTGTATCCCAAAGATGTAGTATCGGGGGGTACAGGTGTTTATTACTCAGCAGACAACATCTTTATCATTGGGCGTCAACAAGAAAAAGACGGAACTGATCTGACAGGATACAACTTCATTATTAATGTGGAGAAATCTCGCTACGTGAAAGAGAAATCTAAGTTGCCTGTTGAAGTATCATTTGATGGGGGCATCAGCAAGTGGTCGGGATTGCTTGACATTGCGCTTGAAGGCGGATTCGTTACTAAACCTAGCAACGGATGGTATTTGAAGAAGGGGGAGGATAAAAAATATCGTTATGCAGATACCAACAACAAGGAATTCTGGATGCCTATTCTCACATCCAAAGATTTTAACGACTACGTAGACAACAGATATAAAATCTCTTCTAGTAGCATCATGAGTGACGTAACTTCAATTGATATCGAGGAAGAATATGACAACGCTTAACATTAAAGAACTTTATGGGCCCTGGGCAACAGGCAATGCTTGGGGATTTGAAATTAGACAAGGTGCATATACTGGAGCAGTCATTCAAGTTCAAGATCTTAACTTCCTAGATGGCACCAATGACCTGCAACTTGACTTTCATACCATTAACATTCCCGAAGGTATGTTGAAAGAGGATCTTGACAAACCTGAGTTTCATGATATAATTCAGTTGGTTATCTCGGACATTATCGCAACAGCAATCGAAATTCATAAGGAAACTGATGGCAATTGAACAAACTATTCTTGCTAACCTCATGTACAATGAAACGTACATGAGGAAAGTTTTTCCTTTTCTAAAGGAAGAATACTTTGCTGAACCTAGCACACGTATCATCTTCAAGCACATCACTGAGTTCGTAAACAAGTATAATACATGTCCCAATAAGCAAGCCCTTGAGATTGCCTTTAACAACGACAAAACAATCCCTGAAGATTCTTTTAGCGAGATCATGGGTGCAGTCAATGAGTTCAGCGACGATCAATCAAATTTTGAATGGTTAGTTAATGAAACAGAAAAGTATTGTAAAGATCGAGCGGTATACAATGCAATCGTAACTTCTATCGGCATTCTGGATGGGCGTGACAAAGTTCATTCGAAGGATGGGATTCCTTCTTTGCTGCAGGAAGCATTGGGAACATGTTTTGATAGTTCGGTTGGGCATGACTATCTAGATGATGCAGTAGCACGATATGAATTCTACAATAAAGTAGAAGATCGAATTCCGTTTGATCTTGAATACTTCAATGCAATTACGCAAGGAGGATTACCGTCTAAAACTTTGAACATCGCTCTTGCTGGGACGGGAGTTGGAAAAAGTTTGTTTATGTGCCATGTTGCAGCATCATGCCTGCAACAGAATAGGAATGTTCTTTATATTACACTTGAGATGGCTGAGGAACGTATCGCAGAACGTATCGATGCGAATCTGATGGATGTTGCTATTGATCAACTAAAAGAGATTCCTAAGTCAACATTTGAAAACCGTGTCAAGAAGATCACAGGAAAGACAACAGGCAAGCTGATCATCAAGGAATATCCTACTGCATCAGCACATGCAGGTCACTTTAAGTCGCTATTGAACGAACTTGCTCTGAAGCGCAACTTTAAACCCGATATCATCTTCATTGACTATTTGAACATTTGTTCTAGTGCAAGATTCAAACCAGGAAGCAATATCAATAGTTACACTTTGGTGAAGGCGATTGCTGAGGAACTTCGAGGATTAGCAGTTGAAAACAATGTGCCTATCGTATCTGCTACACAAACAACTCGAGGGGGGTATGGAAATACTGATGTTGAATTGACGGATACTTCCGAGTCATTTGGATTGCCTGCAACTGCCGACCTTATGTTTGCCTTGATCACCACAGAGGATCTTGAGAAGATGGGTCAGTTGATGGTCAAGCAACTTAAGAATCGTTACAATGACCCCACACAGCATAAGAGGTTTTTGATTGGTGTTGATAGGTCAAAGATGAGATTGTATGATCTCGAAGCAGCAGCACAAACCAATGTGTACGATTCGGGCAAGCAAATCAGCACCGAGGACATTACTTCAGCTTACAAAAAACAAAAGGACTTTTCTAAGTACGATCAGATACGCCTATAAATAAGAGCATAAAAAGTGTTGTAAAAAACACACAGTTGACAATAGCCCCCACTTTGTGTAATATATCGGTTGAGAGGTAATTATGCAAATTCCAAAAGTTGGTTCCCAGGTGGTTGTGACGACCCAGTACAGAAATGTCATTCTGGGCGGGCCCGAGTTCATGCTCAAGCACACACAGGGGGTTGTTATCGCTCCAGAAAAGTGGCTGACTCCTAATGAGTTCATGGTTGCAACAGGCAATCCTCAGCATCCTAAAGCAGTCATTCATGCATCAAAAGTAAAGCATATTGATTACATTTCCGGATCAGGCACAGCTGCTCTATCACATGCTAGAACCTTTCGTGTCTCCTCGAAATCTTCGGGCAAGTCGTACATAGTGTCTGCTGAAGGAGGCAAGGTTTCTTGCACCTGTACCGGATTCTCTTATCGCAAAACTTGCAAGCACTCTGAAAAAGTGTCTGCTCATATAAGGAACAAGAATGGAAATTGACGGAATGGCCCCTCGAATGCAAGCTCTAGCAGACATCATGTGGGGCATTGAAACCCTAGAAGAACTAGATAGCTGGATGAATACACTGCCGCAAAAAGACGCTATGCTGTGTATGACCATCATGAAGTGCATGCTGCACGAGAAAATTGAAGAAGAGCTGGTAGCGTTAGAGAGTTATCCACAGGCTGCTGACGTTCTAGCACGATTTTCTGTTGCAAAATAACAACATTTTTGTTGCATTTGCACAACACACAGAATGTGCTTGCACTTTATAGTGATTCCTGTATAATTGTTTATGTTGATTGATTGAAACTAGGAAGAAAGATGAGCAGCTACCCCAACATGAGCTACTGTATGTGCGAGAACACTTTTCTTGCCCTGCGCCAAGTGCTAGACGCGATGAACGAGGAAGGTTCTGCTTTCCTGCGAGAGCTATCGCGTGATGAGCGTAGTGCATTTCAAGGGCTGTTTAACGCCTGCGAAGACTTCATTGCCCTTGCTGAGGAGATGCAAGTTGACGAAGATCTATAGGTCAACCTATAAATTGGTCACGTTATAATGTTTTGACACTGACAAATAAAGGACTAACAAAAATGGCTACTAGTTCAACTATTGCACTTGAATTCGCTGATGGCTCTATTGGGCAGGTCTACTGCCACTGGGACGGCTATATCGAAAACAACGGTCGTATCCTCCAAACGAATTGGACTGATCCTTTTCAAGTGCGGGATCTCATTGATCGCGGCGGCATGAGCCAATTGGGCAATACTTTGGATCAATGTGAGTTCTACAACGATGAGGGTGATCTTGCTCAATATTTCAGCAACTTCCGTGACTACTTGGAGCAAGGGCAGATGGAAGAATACAACTACATTCTTCGAAATATCGACGGGAAAGCAACTTGGTTTGTTGCTCGCGAATTCGAGCGAGATTTTGTGGAACTGAATCAACCTCTAAATGCTCAAAACGAGGAATAATATGATCACGCAAACATTCAAAGTCGCTTCTGCTATTCGAACCATTACGGGTAAGGGTTCTGTCATTTTCAACGATAAACTGGTTGATGGTCGGCGTAGCCTGAAAGTTTGGGGCTGGATGTACGCCGAGTATGCAGAAGCAGCAGATATTCTTCGTCAGCATGGACATGAAGTCACGATGGTTCAGGTGCCTGCAGGCCGCGGAAAGCGCTGGCGCTTGCATGTTGTGGAAAAACAACAGTAATTTGTTACATTTTTGCAACGGTTGACAAAGTTTCCAGTTCCTGTATAATTGTTTATGTTGATTGATTGAAAAGAGGAAAACACCATGGCATACGTCTCCCAAGATCTGAAGAGTTCTCTGTCCCCCAAGATCAAAGCGATCTGCAAGAAGTATGGAGTCAAAGCAACTCTAGCGGTTCGGAATCATTCGACGCTTGTTCTGAATGTTTCGCAAGGTAGTATCGACTTTATCGATAACTACAACAGGACAGTCGGTGCCAGCTCCTGGTACACTCGCAACGGGTTCACCCCTGCTAAGGATTATCTGGATGTGAATCCTTATCACTTCAAGGATCAGTTCGCGGGTCGCGCCCTCGCCTTCATCAAGGAAGTGCATGCTGCTATGATGACAGGTAACCATGACCATTCCGACATTCAATCCGACTACTTCAATGTAGGTTGGTATGTTGATATCAACATTGGTCGCTGGAACAAACCTTACCAACTTTCTGCTTGAGGTTAGTATGACTAAACAAGTAATTGGTGACATATTCGGGGCAGTAAGCATTGTTCTGTTTCCTATTCTTTTGATCTTTCTTTCTGAACTTTTTTGATTGACAATCGACCCCCCATCCCTTATAATGATTTTTTTTGTGAGATAAACATGAGTGCAAAATACAATTTCGGCGGAATCTCAAAGCGTATTGGTCAGTACAAAGTTCGAGTGGGTCAGGGCGACCTGGTCACTCGCTATAAGCAGATGATCAAGGAAGATCATACCGAGATCGACCTGATCGAATTCGACGGGAAACTGACTAAGGAAGAAGTTTGCAATGAACTTCTGAAGATCGAACGATTCCATCAATTTCGAGAAGTCATTCTCGAAACGCTCGCCAAGAAATCTGGCGCAGCTCCTGCTGCAACCCCCAAAGCAGCAAAACCCGCACCTGCGAAGCAAGCCCCTGCTGTTAAGCAGAAGCCGAAGGTCGTAGTGCAAAAGCCTCTAGACGATGATCTCGTTCTTGAGGAACTCAAACAATTGGTAGCTTAATCATTGGAGTCTTTATGAAACCACAAACTCAATCTATTCTCAAACTTCTTGAATCTGGTCGTACTTTGACCCCTGCACAAGCACGAACTGAGCTTGGTGTCAAGTCGCTCGGTGCTCGTATTCATGAGCTACGTAGCGAAGGTTATCCTGTTTATTCCAACTATACGAAGTCAGGTGTCACCTATCGACTGGGGGTCCCCAGTCGTGATATGGTTGCAGCAGCGTTTAATGTCCTAGGCAAATACGCTTTCGAGTAAACTCTAGCAGCAAAGAAAGGCGCTTCGGCGCCTTTCTTTTTTTATAAATATTAAAAATTACTCGGGGGCTATATGAGATTAGGATTCAGAGATTACTTGCAAGAAGCAAAAATCAGAGGTTCAGGTGCCGATTCTGCGCGTCAAGTGAACAAATATATTCACCCTTACCTGCCAGGCGGAGCTAAAGCAGGAACTGATACTCATACACTTGCTTCAGATGCAGGCGGGTTGAAGGCAGGAACAGCTGTTACACTTCACGCCCATCATGAAGAAGATGGCGAACATCATGTAACAGTCTCTTCGGGAAAAACTAAGGTCAAGATTCCTGTCAGCAAACTGAACAAACCAGTAGTAGCAAAGAATAGAGGGCTTGTACAAGAAGGTCAGCTAGCAGAGCATCTTAAGGGCCACGGATTGATGGAAGGAAAGTCTGCAGGATTTACTGCAGGCAATGACTTTCATTTGATCGATAAGCGAGGTCCAACTAAGAAAAGAATCCGAGGATCTGAAGGTTTTAACGCGAATGCTAAAGGTGAAGATATTCAAGGCGAGCACAAATCTGACATTCGAACAACCGCCTTTGGTCAGCTTACTCTAACAAGACATCCCAAGACACAAAAGTGGCATATCAGCGACGAAGCACGAGCAAAGCGCCCCGAGTATGCTGCAGCAATAGAAAAAGCAACTGTTACGGTGGGAGGCAAAAAGAAGTCGCTTATTGACCACCTGAACGAAACAGAAACTCCCGGTACAGTTAATAAAACCGGATTTCATTCAGATGAAACATCAGTTCATCCCGCGCACGCTTACATGCGTGACCATCATGTTGATGTAATACATATTGATTCGCATGGGACATACCGTGCAGGAAAAAGCGAAACCAAAGATAGACACAAATTAGGACTTCCTGCAATGGAAGGTGTTGGTAAATTTAGAGTTCGTCAGAAACAAGCATCAAATCCAAATTCTCGAACAGCACAATTTAGTATCAAGAAGCTAGCTAAATCAGATGTTCACATAGGAACAGATGAAGGTGCTAATGAAATGAAAAGAAGATTAGGACATTGATCCTTTTGCCCATCATTCACAACAAAGCAATTTTACACACCTTGTCAATATACGTCAATGCAGAGCATTAAAGAGAAAAAACTATTACTAAAGTTCGCCATGCAGATGGGACAACCCGTAGATCCTGCATTGGTAGAACTATTGACGGTGTTTCTGATACTCTTACAATAGGCATTTTAACCGATACTGCAGGTGCTGATGTTGGTGCTATCATAGGTTGGAACGAGATAATATAGGAAAAAATATGCTCACGCTAAAAGGTTACTTACTAGAAGCACGACAAAAAACATCTGTTGATGCAGAGCTTTTGTCACATCTTACTCACGCTAAAGACCTGCCGCATGAACTTCCTGGGCCTGGGCATGACCACGGTGTAAACCTTATTCATGAGTTTCATAAGTTAAGAACGGGACAACCTACATCAGTTGTTGCTACGCATAAGGTTGATGGGGGAGCATCTGTTGTCGTGGGTCATGATGAAAAAGGACCTTTTGTATCAGATAAGCATAGACACGGTCGAGGTGTAGTTGCAAGAAACGAAGAAGAAATTGATCATCATTTTGGACACGCACCATCTTACGCTGCTTCAATGAAAAATGTTCTTGAACATGCACACCATATAGTTAACAAAGGTCATACTGTTCAGGGTGATCTTTTGTTTACAGAGCATGATAAAGATATCAGAAAAGAGGGCACAGTTACAGCACATCCCAATCGATTGCAGTACAAGATGAAAACTCCCGCGAAGGTAGGTATTGCGATTCATACAGAAATTACTAATGGGATTGCACACAAACCCTCAAAGGCAGCAATTGCCCACCATGCAGAAGTTTTCAAACCTAATCTAGAGTTTGACAGCAACAAGCATCCTTACAGTGAAAAAGACAGAAAAGCGACTGAGATGCATTTGCAAAAAGCTAAAGAGCTGATTGGTAAAAATCCTGATCATAGTCATTTGACCGATGAGCATCAAACTCACTTTACAACCTACATGAATAGGACAACCCGAAAGGGTACTACCCCGTCTGTTGAAGGTTACAAAACGCATCTAGAAGAAGAGGGTGTAAAGAAAGCAGGTACGGTAAAAACTGATGCAGCAAAAGCAACCCATATCAACAAGTTTAAAGGTATGGCAGAGCACGTAGAAAAGAATCGCGATGCTTTTGAAAATACACTTAAGATCAATCATCACTTATCACAAGCAACAGAGCATGTGTTAAAGGGGATCAAACATCACGATATGCACACGATGGTTGACGGCAAACAGTCGGACACAGAAGGTGTCGTTCTTCTAAAGCGCGACCAACAAAAGCGTCTCAGACCCGTTGCCAAACTAGTTCCGAAAGAAGTATCACATCAGATTCTCAATAATCCTCGCTTCTCAAAGGCATAAAATGAAAGAAAAGACAACAGTTTTCGCATTTGGGAGAATGAATCCCCCCACAACAGGCCACGGGAAGCTGCTCGATAAGGTGAAAGAAGTTGCAAAGAAGCATGCCGCAGATCATTTGGTTGTGCTGTCTCATAGTCAAGATGCGAAAAAGAATCCTCTTACATCCGAGCAAAAACTTAAACATGTAAAAAGATTTTTTCCTAATACAAACTTTGCTACATCATCGAAAGAACATCCTACATTCCTACAACATGCAGCAAAATTACATGCATCAGGCACTCATCATCTTGTGATGGTTGCAGGTTCTGATAGGACTCAAGAGTATCATGATAAACTTCATCAGTACAATGGTCCTGATAAGATGTTTAACTTCAAGTCAATTAAGGTAGTATCGGCAGGGGAAAGAGATCCTGATGCAGAGGGTGTAGAAGGTATGTCGGCGTCAAAGATGCGTGAGCATGCGAAGAACAATGACTTAGACAGTTTCAAGCAAGGTATTCCTAAACATGTAAAACATGAGCACGCTAAAGAATTATTTGATGATGTTCGAGGTGGAATGAAACTTGCAGAATCATTTTTGGCATGGTTGAAGGAAAATAAATATAGGACGAGCTCTGGTTCATATAAGAAAAATCCTCGCAATCCTTCAGGTATTTCAAAGAAGTATTCAGGAAATCTTTCTCACAGTACACAAGCAGCAAGAAAAGCACATTGGGAAAAAACGAGCAAGATGGCATCAGACAATCCTGCAGCATATGAACCTGCTCCTGGCGATAAAGATGCAAAAACAAAAGAATCAGTATACACGAAGCGTTACAAAGAAAGGTTTGGAGAAGAAAAGATGTCTATTCCATTTTTGCTAATGACAGAGCAGCAAAGAGAGCGCCTTCGCGAAATGAATGCACCCGCTTCTCAAATAACCTTTCTGAATACAAAGACACAAAACTTTGATATGTGTCCTGGTGCAGTTGCAGCATTTAATAATCTTATCGGAGATGTTTCAGATAAAGAGATGAAGATGATGCAAACCACTAAGCAAATGCATGCTGCTGTATCTGCAGGCATAGACGTTAAACCTGAGCACCTTAAAAGAATGCAGTTTAAACATTATGTAGGGGTATAAAATGGCTGAGCAACTAATCAACTCATTGAAAGAATGTCTTGCCGACGTTTTTGTATTCTATGTTAAGGCACAAAACTATCATTGGAATGTAGAAGGTCCAGATTTCTATCAATATCATAAATTATTTGGTGATATCTACGAAGATGTGTCAGGATCTGTAGATGGCATCGCTGAATTGATTAGAACACTAAATGAGTATACTCCAGGATCATTAGATAGATTCAAGACTCTTACAAAGTTGTCTGAGGATGAAACAGTTCCTAATGCGCTCAGTATGGTAGCAAATCTCAGAATGGATAATGACCAAGTAATTGCTTCGCTAATGATTGCATACAAACAAGCTGAAGATGCAGGTGAGCTAGGCATTTCTAATTATCTACAAGATCGTATTCAGTCCCACCAAAAACATGGCTGGTTTCTAAGAGCAACAGGAAAGTAATATGGACACCGTACTTAGACAAGATTTAATAGATGTTGCCCTTCGAGCAACCGATGCATATTTAGGTGTTGAAAAGAATGCTATGGGAAAAAGATACGCGACACCACAAGACATTCACGACTTTTCTTTTTACTTGTCTAAGGCGCACGATGCACTTACACAACTAGGTGATATCGACAATCATGCAGAGTATATGCAAAATCATGTCAATACTATGATGAAATTGTCTAACCATGACGATTCAACAATGTCTGATCTGCCTTTTACACATGTACCTAAGTCAAGAATTGGATTTGAAGAATCATATCAAATTGACGAAGAAGCTTCTAAAGGTCTAGCTGCAAAGGCAGCAAAGTCAGGTGTCTCACTAGGTACTCTAAAGAAGGTGTATGCAAGAGGTGTGGCAGCATGGCGCACAGGGCATAGACCCGGGACAACCCCGCAACAGTGGGGTATGGCTAGAGTCAACTCATACATCACTAAGGGTAAGACATATCATACTGCAGATAAAGATCTTAATGAAGGATCAAAAAAAAAGTTAGACGTTGATGTTACTGAAAAAGATGTAGATGAAATTGTAAAGGGTATGGACTGGGAGGATATTGTCGATCTCTACGATAAAGAAGAACTTACAGAAGAAACACAACTAGATGAAAAACTATCGCCAGCAGCTAGATTAAAAAAACAAAGAGATTTCACACGAACAGGAACAAAGCGAAACATCATTCTACAAATGAAACTTAAGAGGCCTTCCAATCCCTCTCAAATTCAACAACGCGCAGTTGTAGCAGCTAGAAGAGCACTTTCAAAAAGATTTCTACAAGGCAGAAGCAAAGATCAATTATCACCTCAAGAGAAAGATATTCTTGAAGCAAGACTAAAGAGACTTCGTGAGATGGGAATTCAACAAATAGTTGCACAGAAGATGATTCCTCGTATTCGTCAAATCGAACAGAAAAGATTGAAATCGAAGCGATAATAAATAATCCTTATTGGAGGTTACATGCCTATTAGTTTTAAAGAATTTAAGAAAAACCTCGAAGAAAGGTGCTGGCCAGGATACAAACCTGCGCCAGGCAAAAAGGCATATGACAAAGGTTCTTGCGTTAAGGAAGAAGAAGTTGTAGAAGGCAGTGAAGGTACTTTGTGGAGAGTAGAAAAGTCAGATAGCACTGGCAGATTTTATGTTGTTAAAGGTTATAATAAAGCCAGAAAAGTTTGGAAAAATGAGTGGGGTGCTAGCGACCATACACACCAACAAGATGCACAATCTCGAGCAGATCAATTAAATAACGGTGTGTCAGAAGATTGGCAAAAGGTAAATCGTCAAGACAAAACAGATGGTCTAAGTCCTGCTGCAGTCAAGGCATATCGTCGTGAAAACCCAGGTTCAAAACTACAGACAGCTGTAACTGAAAAAAATCCCAAGGGCAAAAGAGCATCAAGAAGAAAATCGTTTTGTTCTAGAATGGGCGGAATGAAAAAACGCTTGACTAGTGCAAAGAATGCTAGAGATCCCGATTCACCCATTAACAAAGCGCTTCGTCGCTGGAATTGCTAAGAGGAAAATATGAGCAGACAATTATTCGAAGAAGCACGAAAAGTGCTCACTCAAGAAGCAGCTGCTAAGCTGGATCCTGTCGGTCAGGAAGATAAAGATATTGATAATGATGGCGATTCTGATAACACAGATTCCTATCTGAAAAGGCGTCGTGGTGCGATTAGTGCAGCCATTAAAAAATCAAAGAATGAAAGTTCTTTGTCAGATGATGATGTTGAAAGACTAAAATCTATTCTGGGTGAGCAAGGTGTGGCGGAAGGCTCTGATAAATTACAAGGAACACCAGTAGTATCATTGAGTGATTTTGATGGTAAAGATAATAAAAAGAACAAGTATGGTCAAACTGTTCCCAGGAGATTAAAGAAAGATGATCCAAGAGTCAAGTTCCACAAGGATGAAAAAAAAGATGTGGCGGAAGGCTCTTTAGAAGAAGTCAGTTTAGGTTTAGCCAAACGGGCCAGAGACAAAGCCGAGTATTTTGTTGACATGGACTATGACGACATGCGGGATCGACCATATGGTTATAGTGAAAAGCAAAGAAGCAAATTTCAGAGATACATTGACCGTAAAGAACCCCGAGCTAAGGGAGATCGAGATTGGGATCCACCAAAGAAGAAAGGTGTGGCGGAAGCAAGGTCTGACGATCCAGATTATGATGAAGATCTTAAACGATTTAAAAAAGGTTTACCTCCAAAGGCACCTAAGAAAATTTACACTAAAGATTTTGGCAAGCCCAATACCCCCAAACCTGCTCCAGAGCCGGCTAAAAATATGAAGAAAGAAGAAGTAGAGCAGGTAATTGATGAACAAGGTAGAGTTGTTAAGGGTAAGGGTTACGATAATCCTGAAAATGTACGAAAGGCGCCTGAAGGTGATACTAAAATGTCCAGCATGATGCCGGGATATGATGAACGCGCTGCTAGATTTTTAGCGCGCCAAGCAACAGGTAGAGTGATAAAGGGTAAAGCACAAAGCGCACCTCAAAAAGAAGATTTTGAAATGATTGAAAATCTAAGCTTCAACATATCAGGCAATCCCCCTTACCAAGATTACATCAAAGCAGCTTTAACAATAGCAGAGTGTAACTCATTGCAAGAACTTTCAGAAGAAGATCAGGAATATATAATTAGCGAAATGGAAGATGCATACAGAACAAATGACATTGATTTCATTGTTGAGGCAAATGCAATTGCAGACATGAAAAAAAGTATTGCATCTCTAAAAGATCAAGGGTATGCAGTAGAGGGTTTCTATGAAGATGATCATCTGTTCTATGTTTACGAACATAAAGACACAGGAGTGATTAGAAAAGTATTCTATGAAGGCACACAAAAAGTTACACAGGTTTTAGAGAATTTGGGACAAGATGTTTCAGATTTTTCTGACAGATTAAATGCTTATATGAAAAAGAAGTATGGAAAGGATGCACCTACATTAAAACCTAGAACATCACAATCAGTGATTAAACCTGTTGCTCCACATGATAGTCCTGAAGCTGCTTTAGCTCAGTTGAATAGAAACATCCCTCTTCCAAGAAAAATATAATTAAAGGAGACATAAATGTCAGCTTGGGGAAAACTAGACAGCAAACAGCTTAGTGCTAATGTTGTTGTAACAAACGGCAGCAGAGAAGTTGCGAATGCAACAGGAAATGCTACTGTATTTTTAAACGAAGTTAAGGCAGGCGATTACTTTGTATTCGGGCCTGTGCAAGGTAACACGAACGTCAAGTATTACGTAAGCAACGTCATCTCAAATATACTGTTAAATCTAACAACAGAATATGAAGGGGCAACGTCTAGCGGCAAGGCAAACGTTCAGCAAGGTCCTAAGGTTATTAATATTGTTGATAATATTGTAGGCAACTATACCATTCAGAAGATCTACGGCGTAGATTCTAATGAAGCGGGCAATACTGCTAACAAAGCAAACAACGTTAATCAACCAGGCTGGACACACCAGATTGTTTATACTGACGGATATGGTGCGCGCCGCGTTAAGACAGAAACATTAGTTGCAATGTCTAAGAACTTCAACCGTGATGATACAGCTAATGTTGAGTTATCGCCAACCACAGGCAACTTGCTAGTAGATGCAGATGACGATACTGTACTAAGAGATAACAATGCCTAAACTTTCAGCAACCGCGCAGTCAAATGATGTAGACGATAATGATCTGCTCTATGTTGTCGTAGATGGTAACAGCAGAGCAGTCACTGCGGGTAATCTGATTGCATCATTGACACAATTAAAATCACCTCCTGCATCTACTTTGGGTGCAGTGGGTGATGTAAAAGGTATGTTTGCTTTTGATAGCAATTACATTTACATTTGCACAAGCAACTATACGGGTAGCGCAAATGTCTGGAAGAGGGTAGCTATTTCTACTTGGTAATATGATTCTTGAATTGACCTCAGAAAACTTTGTAATCTATGCTATCAAGAACTATGACAACCCCGCTTGTCGAGGAATGTCTGAATTTAATGATGATCTAAAACGGTTTAAGTATATCAAAAGATTGTTAAGTAGATACAAGGCCGGGAAGGGTTTGAAGGAAAGGTTGATCTTAAACCACATAATAGTTTTGAACAACCTTTTTGGACCCGATGCTTGTGTTAGAATGATGTTCTTCAAGATGGAAGAAAAATACTGGAGCGAGATAAAAACCTTCCTTGTGTTTTTGAACTTGATTCCTCCTAACATGCAGATCACAAACCTTATAAATGAAACTGATATTCCGCTAGACATGAACATAGCCACTATTCTTAGGAAGATTTAATGCCTACACGATTCATAGACGCCGCTATTGTCTACCGTATTCTCAGAATGCTTGTAACTCCCTTTGACAAAACCGAGGCCTATAAGTTAGGTATCATTGATGCAAAAGGTAAGGTTCTTAAAAGAGAATCGCAACTCAATACAAAAGAGCAACAGCAGGCATACACTCTACTGCATAGACTAGTTTTCCGCCTCAAAAGAATCATTGAAAAAGTTCCTATGGAAAACAAGAAGTTTCTTTCCTTTGCAGCAGCTCTTGCACTCATACGTGAAAACTATGAAAAGGGTATAGAACCTATTGACCTCGAGTCACAGTTTCTAAATGAGATGAAGAAGGAACATGATACTCAATTGATCGAGCATTTTCTAGGAAATAAATACACCATGACATTCAAGCAGTTCATGGAAGAAGATGGCGGAGGAGCACCTGCAAATAATGCAGCAGTAACAGGTGGTATCGCAGGATTGCCGCCCGATCAACCTCCCGTACCATCTATGAATAAACTAACTATGTTTAGAAGGAACAAGAAAAATGACTTGGCTACAAAAATTAAGTAACTGGATGTTCGGGACACCTAAGCAACCTGCTGCAGAACCTGTAAAGGTTGAAGAAAAGGTTATTCCCTCCGTACAGGAACCCCCAAGGGTAGAACTTGTAAAAGAGTTTCCTTCCGCCTCAGAGCCTCCAGAACCTGTAAAAGTAGAACTAGTTCAACCTCCTGCAGAAGCAACTTTAACTGTTGAACCTGCTGCAACTGTAGAAGTTAAGCAAAAGAAATCTGTAAAACCCAAGACACCCAAGTCAAGTAAACCTGCCGCTAAAACTCCTGCTAAAAAGAAAAAGATTTGATTGACATCTGATTCGTTATGTCATATGATAGGTTTCAAGGAGGCCTATCATGTCGCTTTACATTGACCTAAAATACATCAACTATATCAGTAGTCGACTTCCACTATTCAGTAGGAAGTCTGACTACCTTTTCAACTTTCGCTGTACTATTTGTGGAGATTCTGCCAACAAAAAGAATAAGGCGAGGGGATACTTTTATCGTGTAAAAAATGAAATGTTTATGAAATGTCATAACTGCAGTGCATCATTGCACTTCGGAACATTTCTTAAACAAACAGATCAGATGCTATACTCACAATATGCGATGGAGAGGTATGCAGATGGTGCTGCACCAAACAAACCACACAAAGACCCGCAGCTAAAGTTTAGAGAACCTGTTGCACCCACTAAAACTGCTTTGATTGATTCATTGCTAGATCGTGTTGATACACTGCCTGAAGATCATATTGCAGTTCAGTTTTGCAAGAATAGAATGATTCCTGAGAGCAAATATTCAAAATTGTATTTCATCGACAACATGAAAAACATAGAGCAGCTTTCAGATAAGCTGAAAGACAAGATCAAAACATCAGAACCTAGATTGGTGTTACCTTTTTATGATGAAAATTTGCAACTATCCGGAATGACTTGTCGTGCTCTTGATAACAACTCACTTCGATATATAACAGTCAAAATTAAGTCTGATGAATTGCTTGTCTTTGGTAGAGATGGTCTAAACAAGGATAAGGATATATATGTCACAGAAGGTCCTATTGACAGTTTGTTTCTACCTAACTGCATCGCAATCTCTGGTACAGGATTCAACAAACTAGAACTTTTGCCTTTTGTAAAAGATAAGCTGACTATTATAGTTGATAACCAACCACGCAACGTGGAAGTGTGTAAAGTTATAGAAAGTCTTGTGAATAAAGATTATAGAATAGTTATCTGGCCCCAATCATTGAAAGAAAAAGATATCAATGATATCATATTGTCAGGTAAATCAATGTCTGCTGTAAAAAGTCTTGTAGATAAGCATGCTTGCAGAGGCTTGCAAGCCAGAGCCAACTTTCTTGCATGGAAGAGGTGTTAATGAGTGATGAAAAGACAAGAGAAAAGCATTCACGTAGATTGCAACAAGATGGAGCAGCAATCAAACGTCAAGTGAGAATAGCCAAGGTGCATCTTACCCCCGAGACATACACACAGGAACCTCATAGATTTAATAAGCATCATGCTTTAAATTGCGGGAATCCTAGGTGTGTCATGTGCGCCAATCCTAGGCGTACATTTGGTGATAAGACGATTCAAGAAAAACGATTTGACCAATCAAAACTATGGAGTGAAGAGTGAAAGTAAAGTTAATTAGTTATTCTAAACCTTCAACGGATATCATGAAGGAGGGTCTCTACGATGTTCAAGAACTCATTGCGTATTGTGCCCGTGTGTCCAATCCCTCAAACCAGTTTAACACCGAAACGTCTGAGAAACTTATTCGTTACCTCATCAAGCACAAACACTGGTCTCCCCTCGAAATGGTTTCTGTCTGCCTCGAGGTTGAAACTACCCGAGATATTGCAAGACAGCTATTGCGCCATAGAAGTTTTAGCTTTCAGGAATTCAGTCAAAGGTATGCGGATCCTACCCAAGACTTGGCGTTCGTTGTACGAGAAGCAAGAAAGCAGGACGCCAAAAATCGACAAAATAGTTTAGAGTTTAATTTGCGTGACGATAAGGAAAGGGTTATAGCATATCAATGGGAGCAGATGCAAAACAGAGTCATTGTTGAAGCAAAGAACGCTTATGAGTGGGCAATCAGAAAAGGTATTGCAAAGGAAGTTGCACGAGCGGTTCTGCCTGAAGGAAACACTGTATCACGCTTGTACGTGAATGGGACATTGAGGTCCTGGGTTCATTACATTGAACTGCGAAGCGGGAATGGTACTCAGAAGGAGCACGTTGAACTTGCAAGAGAATGCGCTCGTGTAATTACATTATGTTTTCCTATGGCTAAAGAATTCGTTCAGGAGTAATCATGGACACAAGAAATGATGTTGCAGATTTTATGAAAGCGGGCGAGCAATCCGTTCGAGATGAATTGCATCATTTTGATCAGCAAGCTGCAATGTATATGGATTTAGTGAAAGAAGAGTTTTATGAATTGGCGGAGGCAGTTAGAAATTTTGATATCGTTGAAACTGCAGATGCTTGTGCTGATTTGATCTGGGTGATAGAAGGTATGTGCCATACATTGGGTATTCCTTTGCAGAAAGTGTGGGATGAGGTTGCACGGTCAAACTCCTCTAAAACTGTTGACGGAAAGCTGATCAAACGCACTGATGGCAAGGTGTTGAAACCTGATACATATTCACCCCCCGATATAAAAACTGTATTAGGTCTCAACTAATAACAACAATAGGAAAGTTTTATGGCAAAAGATGTTTTGCACGGCATTGTTTTAGACTATTCAAGGGACTCCCTTTTTGACGAACTAGGATTAAAACGATTAAAAGAAAGTTACATGAGGGAAGATGAAAATTCTCCGCAAGAAAGATTCGCATTCGTCAGCGCACAGTTTGGATCGACCCCCGAACACGCGCAGAGACTATATGACTACTCTAGTAAACATTGGCTCTCCTATTCTACTCCTATTCTCAGTTTTGGGCGTAGTAGTCGTGGCTTGCCTATTTCATGTTTTTTGCCCTATTTGGATGACAGTGCGGAGGGTCTGGTCAATTGTCTCGCGGAAGTAAATTGGCTATCAATGTTGGGGGGTGGAATTGGTATTGGTGTTGGAATTCGTTCTGCTGACGATAAGTCTACTGGTATTATGCCTCACCTTCGCACCTATGATGCTAGTTCTCTGGCTTATAGACAAGGTAGGACTCGTAGGGGTAGTTATGCTGCATATCTTGATATCAGCCATCCTGATATTCTTATTTTTCTAGAAATGAGAAAAGCGACCGGTGATCCAAACATGCGCGCTTTGAATCTTCATCATGGTATCAATATTACGGATGACTTCATGCAGTTGATTGAAAAGTGTATGCTTGATCCTCATGCCGACGACACCTGGGAACTCAAAGACCCACATAATGGCGTAGTTCGCGATAAAGTTTCTGCTAAAGAACTTTGGCAGCGCATTCTCGAGATGCGTATGCATACGGGCGAACCGTACCTGCACTTCATTGACACCAGCAATCGTGAGATGCCTGCATTCCAAAAGAGAGTAGGACTTTCTATCAAGCAGTCGAATCTATGTAGTGAGATCATTCTTCCTACAGATAAAGATCGAACTGCTGTTTGCTGCTTGTCATCTGTGAACCTAGAATACTATGATGAATGGAAAAACAACAAACTTTTCCTTCGCGACATTGCAGAAATGCTAGACAATGTGTTACAATACTTCATTGATCATGCCCCAAAGACAGTTTCAAGGGCAATTTTTAGCGCACAAAGAGAAAGAAGCATTGGAGTGGGAGCTCTGGGATTTCATGCTTTGTTACAAAAAAACAATATCCCGTGGGAATCGCCTCTTGCAATCGGGAAGAACAGAACAATTTTTAACCATATCAAAACTGAACTAGATAAGGCAAACTATGACTTGGGTGAAAAACGGGGTGAAGCTCCTGATGCCGAAGGAACCGGACGTAGGTTCAGTCATATGATGGCTATCGCTCCTAACGCTTCTTCTAGTATTATCATGGGTAACACAAGCCCTTCCATCGAGCCTTATCGCGCTAATGCTTATCGTCAAGATACTCTTTCAGGTGCTTATCTTAATAAGAATAAGCATTTAGATCAACTCATCAAGGAGAAATGTGATGCTGACAAGCGATTGGATTATCAAGAAGTCTGGTCAAGTATTATTGCAAACGATGGATCAGTACAGCACCTTGACTTTTTATCTGACTGGGAAAAGGACGTATACAAGACGGCTATGGAGATTGACCAGCGATGGGTTGTGGAGCACGCAAGTCACCGACAAA